TGCTGCAATGACTGAGCAATTGAATCTTCAGGATTTCCAAGGTCTTCCGCTACAGCAACAAACCGTGATTCGCGACCCTTTGAGAGCTGCATTGTTGTTATTTCAACGTCGCCGCCAGGGTTCTTTGCCTCATCACGCAGTGCTTGGCCAATTCTGTTCAGAATGTCGGCGCTTTCCTCAAGGGTTGCCCCCTCGATGACGAAACCGTCATATGCGCGACGCTTTGCTCCGGCACGAAGACCTTTTTCTGCTTCTTTTTCTGGCTTAACTTTGTCTTGAAGACCAAGGCGCTTAATGATTTTTTCCAGGTCTCTTCTGTATCTGCCGTTTCCGCCTTTTCTATTTCCTGGCGGGTTGTTTGGCTTCTGTGAACCATCAGGATTATCTATTGGTCGGCCTGTGTCGATTCCGTCGCCAGTGATGAGAATTCTTCCAGTTGGCTTGCCTGCCGTCTTGCTGTCTCCGCCCTGAATTTCAAGCTGCGCATAAACGGCATGGCGACCATCGTTTGCAAATTTGGGCTGAGGCAATACAACTATCTGAGCTCTCTGGCTGTCCTTCGCTTGAACCGCTTCTGCCGCGTTTTTGCCTCGCGATATCTGCAGCACTTCGTCTCGACCTGCCGTAAACGCATCGAGTTCTAGGGTTTTTCTTTCAGGGAGAAGGCTTGGTGGAATCACCGTAACAACTTCTTTACCCTTGTCGTTGGTTTCCTTGATTTGACGTCCTTCAAGAAGCGTCAACATTCCCATGGTGCCAAGTGGCGGAGCTGTTGGGTCGTTCTTTGGTGGCTCCATAATCAGTCTGAATGCAGTATTCGCTTGCTGATACTGAGACTGGTTTAGGATTCTTTCCAGACCCTTTTGCGTGTAGATAGGCCCAAGCCAGCTGGACTGCTCCGGCAGGCCAAACTTTTTCTTGTATTCAGCCTGTGCCGTTGGGCTTTTAAGTATGTAGTCCAGGTGTTTCGTAAAGCGAAGAAGCTCTTCCCACTTGCTTAGAGGAATGATTACCTCTGGCAGTTTTGGCAATCCGTTCTCATCACGCTCAACCGCGTCGCTATTAATGACGAGGCGTATGAAGTTGAGTGCTTCGTTGATTATTTCTGCATTACTTCTGCAGAGAATCATCGTTGGAAGATTGCCCTTGTCGGCCTCTTCTACTCTGTCGACTATCTTTCCAGCTTTTGGCTCGTAGAGCTTGTCTCTAAGTTCCTTAAGAGCTATGTCTTGCTGCTTGCGGTCGAGTGCAGAAATGTCAAGCTTCTCTTCTGGTGTTGAGAATTTCTTGTCTATATCCGCAATGATTAGCGCGCGAGTTGCGTCGTCAACTTCATCTACTGGGTTGTTGCCCTTCCTGTCCTTTTCTGGAAGGATTGGGTCAAATATTCTATTGATAACGGCCTGCGCCTGACCCTTTACGTGCTTCCATGGAAGCTGTGGGACACCTTGTTTACGTAGATACAGGTTCTGTTGTCCAAGAACAAGGTTTGCCAGGTGGCCGATGATTTCGCCATACCGGAATGATTCGGTAATCGTTAGGGCGTAGTCTGCATCGAGACTGTCGAGAATATTCTTCGCATCACGGAATGCGTATACGGCCTGTCTGTCGTCTCCAACAGCAATTATCGGCAAGTTTTCCCTGTTGGCTTCAAGTACTGCCTCGAGGACTTCGTTCGAGTCCTGTGCTTCGTCAACCATGAAGGCAGCAAGAGGATTTTCCTTTGTAGCCATTCTTTTAGCCAGCTTGGCAACAGTATTAGAGCTTCCTTCTTGCTTCTTGGTTGAAGTAACAATCCATTCTGCCCCATCTTTATCGACATAGACATCTCCGACAGAGTAAGAGTTCGGTATACGAACGCCATCCTTTGTCTGATTTTCTACGTGAGTAATTAGACCTGGGTCCGAGCGCAAGTCAGGGTTTGTTAGCATCCAAAGTTTTGCAATAGAGTTTCTGCTGGGAAGCATGTTGCTTTCACCGTCAGACATCGCGTCTATTGCCTTCTGAAGATTTGAAACCCACTCTTTTGGTATTTGCTCTTCAGACAAAACTGTGTCAACAGCATGAAGTTTTTTCTTCTGTCCGCGAACAGTATCAAGCTCTTGTAGTGCTCTTTCTGGAGGAGTAAACATCCATGCAGATGCCTTCTCTTCCTTCGAAAGATTCCATCTATTCAGGGCGTTCTTGAAAATGTCGCCCATTTCATCAACAGAAACAAATGTCCCATCTGGGAGATTGAACCCGCTGACTTCATACTCTTCGAATTGTGCCTTCCCGTCTGGCCCGCGAACAATCTTGCCGCGCTCATCTTTTATTTTGCGAGTGCGCTTTTGTGTTACCTGGTTTGGCCACTTGTCAATACCAAGGAACTTGACCCAGTCTGTTCCGTCGTCTAGACGTTCCCATCCAAGAGCCCTGTATCCAGGCTCTTCTCCAGTGAATGTCTCTGTTGAGCCATCAAAAAGCTCTCTTACATAATCAAAGGGGACGAACTCTGGCTCGTCTGGCGTTTTTTCGGTGCTAATGAATTTTGGATTCTTTTTAGCGCCTCTAGTCTTTGTTGATTCTGCGCCGAGCATTGCAAATTGCATTTTTCTGCGCATTCCGCGGCCGTACTTTTCATCGCCCTGACCAAGCTTAAGCGACCAGAACCAAAGCTTGTCTGTTGTAGAAATTCCCGTGTTCTTGGGGAACTCAAGCTCTGCTTCAAGCTGGTTTTTTTTGTTGAAGACGGCATAGTAAAGGTTGCCGATTGCGTTTTCCTGTGCAAGCTTGTTAACAGCTTCTGTTACCTGTTCTTCGGACATCCCAGAGAAGTCAATCTTGTATCTATCTGAAAGGTAAGCAAGCTGCTCTTCGCGCCTTCTATCGCCTTCTGGCCACAGGTCAAATTCGCGCTGCAATGCCCAAGAGATGCTCTTAAGTGTTGTTGTTTTGCCTGTTCCAGCTCCAGCAAGAATGGACAATATGCGTGGGTCGCCATCGCGGATGAGGCGCATAGCAACATCCATAATGTCTCGTTGCTCGTTGGTTGGCTCGTTTGCCAGACCAAAAGCGAACTTCATAGAGACCTTTTCGTCTGTCCGCTCTACATCAGGAACACCCTTTTTACGTCCCTTAACTGGACCGGCAGACTTGCCGCTAGCGAGGCGGCCGGATGGCGTTATTACGATGCCATCCTTGTTCTTCGATGGAGCATTTGGAATTAGGTCATAGGAGCGTAGTTCTCGCTCTGCAATGCTTAGATTCTTTGCATCCGGAACAAGCTCATCGAACTGTTCCATGTCAAGGAGGTCTTCAATTGGCCCAGTTATTGTCGTGGTTGGCTTGATGCTTGGGGCATCTTCGTAGCCGGAAATCATCGGAACTTCAAACCACGTGTCAACCTTGCCCTTGCGCTCATCATCTGGGATTCCAGCAAGACGACGCATTGTTGCGGAACGGTTAAGCAGATAGTCGTTTGCCTGCTGAGCCTGAAGAATTGCACGATGAAGGGCAAGCGGGTCCTGCTTTAGTTTCTTTAGCCATGAATTTAGATAAAGAAGATGGTCTTCTCTTACTGTTGGCTCAAGACCCATTGCACCCATCGCAAATGCTGAACCTATTTCAGCAATTAGCTCCTCAAATGCGTACTGTTCATCACCGAACTGAGTGCCTAAAGTTCTGTTTAGTCTAGTTGGGTGAGATGTCCAGTGAATTGTCTCATGCATTGCTGTGCCGTAGAAGGCAAGAGCGTCTTCAAACTGCTCGAATGCCGGCATATGTATTTTGTCCGTAGATGGGCGGTAGAAGGCCTGTGAGCCCTTGGATTCAACAAATGCAGGACCAATTTCCTGGATTACGTTTTCAATATCCTGCAGGCGCTCTTCTTGATTTATTTCTACATCGTCAACTTTGTAGAATCTTTCTGGGAGTCCTTCAATGTCTGCGACGTTAAATACTGTTTGCACCACATAGAACTTGCCCTGGCTAACCTCGTTGCCAGAGGAGTCAACAAAAGTACGACCTTCTCTTGGGACAAGGATTGCGACACCATTACCCCTAGCTCCGGCTTTTACTTTGCCACCGAGCTTCTTCCATTGCGACTCTCCGGCCCATCTGCTGGTTTCGTAGCCACGCGCTGAGCCAGTCAGAGAAAGAATCATCTGGTTCATGCCTTGGTAAATACGTCCGCGCGTAGGGTTTCTTGCGTAAAGCTCTGGATTTCTCCAAGGCATCTTCCATTGTCCAACCTTGTCTGGGTTGTCAATCATCTCCTGCAAGAGGTCGACAATATTCTTTGCCATTTCCTCATACATCTCTTTGAGCTGCGTTGAGTCTTCTGGCAGTTCTGCCCCGTTTTTAAGTTTTCCAGAAGAAAGGGAGGCCAATGGACCATCAAACTTTCTGGCCTCATCACGGGTTCTCTTGTCCTCTGGCTTGTTTAGGTATTTTGCATACCCACTAGAAAGTGACTGCTTAGAGCCATCTATAGATACTCGTTCTGGCTTTCTTCCACGAGATGGTTGAGAATTTTCTCTGTTGAGGACTTTTGGCTCTTTTTGCTTTTTGGGCTTATCGCCCTGCATGTCTCTTTCAGCCATTTTCTCAACACGCTTCATATAGCGGTCAAGTTCGGCAATTGCCTTCTTTAGCTTCTTAACCTGGTCGGGGTCTGTTGCTCCGTCAAGAACACCCTGGAGTTCGTCTCTTTGCGACTCCGCCATGCCGTATTTTTCTGCCGAATCAACATCTGGGTCATCAATTCGTGGAAGGCTCACTAGCTCGCTTCCCGAAGCAAGGCGCTCTGCTCTTGCTACCGTTTCTGATTCTGGCTTGGCAAGCTGACGAGGGGATGGCTTAGGGTTGCGTATTGAGCCAGGTCCATCTGGGGTTGGGTCTGGAGTAGCGAGGGGTACGCCACGAAGGAACAAGCCTTCTCCGACTACCCCATTAAGGTTCGCATCGCGGGCAGTGAATGGGTCAAAGTCTTCAGCACCAACAGAGGTGAAGAATCGTCCGCGTGAGCGTCCGCCGCCAATGTTTGGTCTATCTACAAGTCTGCTACCAATAGCCCGTCCAAGACGGTAACCAACGGCTTTTTCCTCTATGCCACCATCATCTAGAGATTTTTTTTTTAGGTTATCAATCGCTGTGTCAACAGCTTCAATCAGTTCGTAACTGACCCCGGAAGTGATAACTATTCCGTCGATATCTACAAAAGAGTCGACATTGTGGTAATCAAAAATTGGGTCAAGAGCTTGCTTTACATGGAAAGCGAACTTAGGCATTACAGGAAGAACGTATGCCTTCTCCATTGGTGAATCATTCTCTGTACCAAATTCGCTAAGAAGCTTGTACTTGCGACGCTTCTTGCGACGCTTCCCGACTGCGCCACGAAGTGCTGCGACGACTAATTCTCCTGGGTACTTGACCTCAATGTCGTAGACATAGTCTTCTTCGTTTGCTTCTTCTTCTATTTCGTAGCTCTTCTTGGTCATTGCGTCGCCCTTGACAACACCCTTAGGTATTACCGCAAAACGACACTTGCCTTCAGGTTCAACTTCCATGTCAATTATCTGACATGAATTTCCACCTTGGTAGAAGACACAGTTCGCGCACTTAACGCCGATTCCTGCTATTGGGTTTTCTGCAGCAGGCTTGTAGCCAGCCCAGACACCTTCAGAATCTTCGTTGAATTTTCCATGTCTTTTTACAATCTTAAGAAGCGCATCTCTTAGGTCGGCTTCCTCTTGGTCAAGGTTGTTCGGGTCAAACGCCTCGTTGTTGCCGTCTTCGTATTCGACTGGTGGTAGCGGAACCATTCGTGTTCCGTTTTCCCCGGGCTTTATAGCGACTGGCATTGATGGCATTTGAGATGGTCGCATAACTCGTCGAGGCTCACCCATTGGCATCCCTGGAGAGCCGACTGGCATTTCACCCATTGGCGCAACTGGTTTTCTTACAGGCATAACAACAATTTGCTGTGGTGCGCCAAACATGTAGCGTCCACGATTCATGCTGAAACCGCACTTATAGCGACCAACTTCGCCGTTATCCATTCTTCGGGCAAAAGTGATTTCGTCATCATTGACGTCCATCAAGGAAACTTTTGTTCCGAGTATTTCTGCTAGCTGCTTTTCGATTTCAGCGCGGTCGATGGCCTCTTCATCGTCCATCGGAATCATCATTGCAGTGCCAGCCATGTCGTCTGACTTAACGGAAATTGTTCCTGTTAACTGATTAGCACCATGCAGAACTGGAGACACTTCATACAGTTCAAGTTCGTAGATGACATTCGCTTGCGACTTTTGGTCATACTGTGCTCTGAGTGTTTTGTATCCAATTGACCACTCTTGCTCTTCGCCAAAGAATGCGACCATAGCAAAAGCCTCACGGCCCTTTTCAGAATTTAGGTTGAACTGAACTCTTGCGAAAAGTCCGCCAATTCCAGCCATCTTCATCTTCAAAGGGAGACGATTGTCCGTATTCGGAACCTCATAAATCTCAAGCACCTTGCCGATTGGGTCATTCCAGTTGTGACCCCAAACAACACGAGGCTTCCGGCGCTGAAGGCTCTTAGTAAATGCACCGCTTGAAACTATGTCTCCAACAGAGTCCTTATTGCCAATTCCAGCAACGAAGCATTCAACAATTCCCTGCGCCTCGTCAAGATTTATTTGACCGGTTTTACCAGAGAAAGATGTGCCAAGCGAAGTTGACTTATATTCGAACAGTTCAGATGGCATCAATAGACCCTTCGTTTTGCGTCTATTGGCAATAATAAGCGATTGGGAAGTCTGTCCATCGCAACTATTACTTAAGTTTTCAGTTTAAAGAAACGCCATTAATTTGCCATGGCGTTTTACTGAAATTCGCCTATACGGTCTGACCAAAACCCCATGCAGAACGAGTTTCACGTTCAGCAAGTGACTCTTGTTGATGCGCAAAAAAGTCCGTGTACATCTCTACCACGCCATCGCGGAAGAAAGAAAAACGCTTATCTTCGTCTGCGTACTCAAACGATTTGAGCATTAGTGAGTTTATTTCACTGAAATGCGCTTCGTTTATTTTTTTGATTCTCGCAACATGGGCTTCTACCATTGCGCGAACGTCTTTGGCTGGCAGGGCCTTAACCTTCATGCCTTTTTCAGAAGCTTCATTAACCCTTGATTCAAAAGAGTCGTTGATTATGGAGGATATAACGGGTCGAATATCTTCTTCGAACTGTCTGTTCCATGTTTCTATTGACAAAACCGAATCTATATCTAGAGTTCCATGCATGAGCGCCTTTTTAGACCGGGCTCCACTTGCCTTTTCGAGAACGACTCTCTGTTGTCTTTCCATCACTCTTTCGAGCCCACGCTCAAGAATATTTGCCCAGCGCTCTATTGCTTGCTCGTTTTTGTCAACAGATTCACGTACTTCATCACTCAACCCCGAAGACTTTACCTCTATATCTCCTTCAGGCGAAGAGGCGGTAGTCATTGGCGCAACAGGGATGCCTGCTTGTGGTGAACCGCCGAGAGCTTCAGGTGGAACCGTTGTCTGGGCCAACTGTCCTTCTGACGCGGATTCCGCCAATGCTCCAGCCATGGTGTTTGTGTCAAGCGGAACGCTTTCCCCGCCAGGTGGTATTGGCGATGGCATTCCTGGAGGCATTCCCGGAGCCCCAGGGGGCATCCCAGGCATCCCAGGCATTCCTGGCATTCCTGGTGCTCCAGGGATTTGCGTTTGGCCCTCTTCCATTTTCTTTTTGGTGTTGGCTATTGGGATTAGGTTCGGGTTCTGAAGCAGAGAATCAGCCAAATCTGCTTCTACTTCTTTTCTTGACGAACCAATTCTGTACTCGTTGGCGCTAATTAACCCAGACTGAAACTCCTGGAGTAAGTACTTGTCTCTTTCTTGCTTATAAAGCATCAAGATTGGCACTTCGGAAGTGTCAAAATCTAAATAGAACTTGTCGTCAAGTTCATCCAAGGCTCTTGCTATTGGCTCCAGATGGGGAAGCATTGTTTCCATCCAGAAAACGCGAATCTCTTCTGCCGCATTGCTGAATGTTCTTCCAGCAGCATTTCCAATAACTGATTCTGGAACTCCAAATGCAGACAAGATTTCTTCTTTAGTAATCTGTCGCATCTGCACATATGCAGCATCGCGTGGATTGGCGGATGTGTCTACAAAATCAACTCCATCATCAGCAGCAATGACTGTTGTGTGTCCTGCTCTCGCGAGGTTTCCTCGAAATCTGCTTCTTAGCTCCTCTTTATCGTCTTCGTCGATTTCTCCACGCACAACCAAGAGTCCGCCGGGTCTTCCGTCGTTGAGGAGGTAGTTGCGATTATAGATTTTCGCAAGGTTTTCAATCTCTATAGCTACACCTGAGGCTTCAAGTGGAGTGAGCGACAAATATGGGTCTAGCGGGTGGGGGCGTCGAACCCAACAAACGTCTTCGGGCTTTAAAAACTTCTTTTCCCCATAAGGCATCTGGACTTCGTAACCAGCGACAAACGTTTTAGGGTCCGGGATTGGTGCCGTGGACTGTGGAGGAAGAAGATTTAGCGCAATTATTCTGCCATCGCGCCCATAAATCTTCTCGATAAAGGCACCGCGCGTTCCGAGAAGAAGCTGGGCAGACAACCTGTATCGGAAGATGAATGAGTTTTCCCCAACATTGGCCTTATTGTTCAGAAGCTCAAGAAGAGTTGAGCGGTTTGCTTCTCTGCCAGTAACAATCTCGCCCTGATTGGAGTTGTCTTTTCTGAGAATGATTGGGAGTCGCGCCTGGTTCCCTGCGATTGCGTCAATACACCTGTTGACCCAGGTGATTTTGGACATTCCTTCACGGTATGCACGCTCGATGTCCCATGAGTCGCGATATGGCTTACCCGCGAATGAGGGGTTAATCGATATCGGCGCTCCATACCCCAGGTCCTTGCGGCCTTGGGGATTTATGTTTTTGTTTTGAGGAGAGTTCCAGCCCATACGTTATTTACTCAAGCCCCAGTAGAAAACCAAAAATTCCGCAACAAACACCAGCGACCACCCAACCGGCAGGCAAAAATATCATTCCTGCGCCAATACTGGTAAATAGTATAAAGCAAAACATGAACAAATTTGCGAAAGTCCCACGATTAGCCAGTCTTTTCAGGCTTGTCCATGTTCTTGAAAGTATCTGGATAAGGCGCGATTTTACACCCCCCATACTCTTTCGCAACTTGCGTTGTCTAGTACTTCTTGTATCTGCTGCTGCTGGGGGCATGTAACATACAGTAGCGCACAAGTTGGCTCCCGTGCATTAAGAGCCTTATTGATTGGTGTACATACTTATATGGCTGGAAAACAAAAATGGGAAGACGTTCTTGAGTATCTCAGCCCGAAAATGCCGCCCTTCTGCCCAGAAGAGCCCTCAATAAACCAAAAAGTTTTTCTGAGGACAAATTCTATTGAAGCCCTATTTGGCGGTGCTGCTGGTGGTGGAAAGTCATCGGCTTTACTTATGGCTGCCCTACAATACGTGGACGTCCCCAACTACTCGGCAATCCTTTTCCGTAGAACATTCGCTGACCTTTCGCTTCCCGGAGCCTTGATGGACCGCTTTAGGTCATGGATGAGCAACTATGACGATGTGCACTGGAATAACAATACGTTCGTTGCCACGTTTCCGTCTGGGGCACGAATATCGTTCGGTTACCTAAATAATACCAACGACTATTTACGCTACAAAGGTTCAGAATTCCAGTTTATAGGCATGGACGAAGTTACCGAAATCCGCGAATCTGACTACAGGTACCTATTCTCCCGTCTCCGCCGCCCAGCAAGCGGGCCAGTGTCACAAGTGCCCCTCCGCATGAGGGCTGCATCCAACCCAGCCCCAAACTGGGTACGCCAAAGATTTATTGTAGAGGGAAAAGAAACTGGAAGAGTCTTTGTGCCGTCCACCCTGAAGGACAACCCCGGTATCGATGCCGACTCTTATCGTCAAGCGCTAGCAGCCCTTGACCCAGTAGAAAGAAGAAGGCTTGAAGAAGGCGACTGGTGGTCAACTACTTTGGGAAGCCTTTTCGAGCGCGAGTCTTTTATTGTCATCGACCCTGATGAGATACCGGTAATCACCAACTCGGCAAGGGTCGTTAGGTTCTGGGACCTCGCGGCTACAGAGCCACATGCAGGAAACCCTGACCCAGACTGGACCGTTGGGACGCTGATGATGTTTGATGGCGGTGTAGCGTATGTTTTGGACGTCAAAAAGGCTCGTGTTAAGGGTGAAAAAGTCGAAAAGCTGATTGCCGAAACGGCAGCCGAGGATGGGTACGGAGTTTCCATAAGAATGGAACAAGAACCCGGCTCTTCAGGTAAAGCCCTTGTTGACCAATACGCTAGATACGTTGTTCCGGGGTACGATTTTGGCGCTATGAGGCCAACCGGTGACAAGGTTACAAGAGCTAGACCATTTGCTGCTGCTGCTGCAAACGGAAATGTGCGTCTAGTTCGGGCTCCTTGGTTAACGGACTGGTTTGATGAGTTTTCCTCATTCCCTGAGGCGGCAAACCACGACGACCAAGTTGACTCTGCTGTAGGTGCCTTCACTTACCTGACAGGTCTAGGGTTGCCTCAGCGTAAAAAGGCTTCTATACTCATCTAAACCATCAACCATTAGACTTTAAACGAGGTATTAAAATGAGCTTGGATAAAATCCAAGAACTCCGTTCCGCCATCATGGATTTAGATGGCGCAATCTCTTCCTTCCTTAAAGAAAACCCATCGCCAGAAGAAGCAGGAACAGCCCTTGCGGAGCTGAACTTTCTCAAGCGAGACATCTCTCTTGTCTATGACGGGTTTTCGCATGCTCTCTCCGAACTAATGGGGCCAACAGAGTCTCTCGCCCTCCCAGACGGCACAACTATTGAGAAGAAATCTTCCTATGACAGGAAGGGTTGGAAGCATGCAGACCTAGGTGCAGCAGTCGCAGAACGCTTGGTGAAAATGTCAGTTGACATGGATACAGGCGAGGTTACAAAATCTCCTAAAGAAATCGCAGAGGAAATGCTGACATACTGTGCCCCTTCTTACTGGAGGATTAAGGAACTAAACAAGATTGGGTTGAATGCTGATAACTTCAGTGAAGTTGGCGAACTCAAGACAAGCATCATTGTCCGCAAACCTAAGAACTAGAAATCAACGGAGATAAACATGACAACGAATAGCAGTGAAATAGCACGACTACTTGCGGAACCATTCCCCGAAGAAATGGAACGCGTGCTCGTAAAGAGTGGCGTAGAGCTAATTTATCTTCCAATCAGTGAAGTGATTAACCGACTCAACAAAGTCCTGGGTGTCGACAGCTGGTCATTCAAGATTCAGTCCGTATACAGAGACCATGTGGACACTGACGAAATCATTGCCCACGTTTCGTTGACGGCAATCATTAACGGCAACAAGGTCGTAAAAGACGGTTTTGGCGGGCAGACAGTTAAGCGTCAGCGCAAAGACAACAAGCCAGTAGACCTCGGCAACGACTTCAAGGGTGCTGTTTCTGATGCACTTAAAAAAGCCGCACAACAACTTGGCGTTGGTCTTTATCTTGCCCGTTCGGCTGATGCACTTGATGCCGAAGACGCAATTCTTTCTCAACACCCCCAGCCCGAACAGCCTTCGGAGTTGGACGAGAAATGGAACAACTTCGTTTCTGTCGCTAAAACCTTGAATCAAGAACAGAAAGATTCCTTGAACGATTTCTGGGCAAAGCATTCGGGCGGGAAGCCTAAGCCAACTCGCTCGACGGTTAATGAGCAAGACATCGATGCTCTCGTCGTAGAGGCAATGCGCCTGTCATTCGGCGCGACACTTGTTGAAAACACTGATGACAAGTGAACAGATTGGGCCTCTCGTGGCCCCAGAGATGCTTTCTCCGTCCTCAATATCCACGTTTCGCCAATGCCCCCTGAAGTTTAAGTTCAGCAAAATTGACGGCCTACGCGATGCGCCAACAGAGGCGACAATGCTTGGCAACTTTGTTCACGAAATTCTTGAAACAATGTATGCATTGCCGCCAGACCAACGAACACAGGATATTGCTCGTTCTATAGCGAGAGACCTTTGGGCCTCAAAATGGGAAGAGCAAGTAAACACTCTTATCCGTTCTGAAAAAGAGCTGAAGTTTTTCAGATGGACAGCATGGTGGTGTGTGGAGAACTTGTGGCTCCTAGAGCAGCCGGAGAGCGTTGAGCCCTGGGGTATCGAAGAGCACGTCGAGGGCGAGATATCCGGAATTAAGCTTCATGGCTACATAGACAGACTTCACGTTTCTGGCGACTCCGCCAAAGTGTGCGACTATAAAACTGGCAAAACACCTAAAAAGAATTACATCGATGACAAGTTTTTCCAGTTAATTATCTACACTCAGCTTCTTGAGAGCATAGGGATAGAGGCAAAGAAGTTTGAAGTTGAACTCCTTTATTTAAAGGATGGCGTTCGTTTTGCTAAAGAAATAACAGCAGACGATGTAGAAAAGGTTGCATCAGTTATAGCCGAGGTTCGCGCCGGAATCGAAAAACGATGCAAAGACGGGTATTTTGAGCCAAGCAAGTCAATCCTCTGCAATTGGTGTGGGTTTAAGTCAATCTGCCCTGCATGGCAGTAGCAAAAAATTCTATGAACACAACACAGATGAACAGGACAATGAGTACCAAGTGGAATGACGACACATTCGCGAGAATGGTCGCAGAAGAAGTAAAAAATAAAGTTACCCCGATTGAGCGCGAAGAACTCCGTCGTCCAGAAAACTGGGATAGATGGAAGCGGTCTTTAGTTGCTCTTTCCGAAAACCTTCAGCGGCAAATAGATTCCGTAGAGGCTGACAGTGAGTCGGACCAACTTCGCTATTCATCCCTTGGGGCAAAGGGTGGGAAGCTAACTAACGAGACTCGACGCTATTACGACGAAAAGGCCACACGAATCAAAAGATTCAAGTACCACGTTGACCGCCGACTAGATGAAGTCTGCGTAATGATTGAAACTGGAGAATCGATACAGAGCGACGGGTGGAAAGAGGTCGACTTCTACAGAAGAGCAATTATTGCTCATCGCAATCTTTTGCGGGAGTTTGACCTCGAGGATACGGCCATTGACCGCTCTCTTTGGGATTGCCTTGACGGTAAGTGGACGTTTGAATCCATCAATAATGACAACTTGTGATGTAGGGTTTCGCTTAGATGAAGCGGAAAAAACCCTTAAAACGAACACCCATAAAGCGCACGCCGATGAAGCGCAGTGCTACGCCAATAGCAAAACGCAGCAAAAAAACTGAGAAAGTTTATGTTGAGCGCAGGAAGATTGTGGCTGAAATGCTTTCAGAATTCCCATTATGTTTTGCTTGTCCCGTATTTGCACAGCACGATGGAGCGGTGACGTTTATTCATCAAAAAAGCGTTGACGTACACGAGCTAGTTCGTAGGTCACAGGGTGGTTCGATATTGGAAAGAGACAATCTTGTCACCGTATGCAGGAAATGTCATACAAGAATTGGCAACGAACCGGCGTTGGCCTTTTCTCTCGGACTAGCTAAGCATTCTTGGGAGTAAGTGTATTATTTAATCATCTTCAGAAATCGCTACCTGGGGATGGTATAGGTACGAGGGCGGGCGGATGCTGACAACCAGCAGACGCCCGCCTTAGTATTTGATATAGTCCAAAATCATGCGTTTTATTGGACTTGACCTCTCCCTTACTTCCACTGGGTACTCCATAAATGGGGACACTGGGATTATAAAGACCAATGCCAAGGGGCCTGAGCGTCTTTCCATAGTTTCACATAGAATACTTGACTTACTGGCAGACAATTCTATAGATGTGGCAATAATCGAAGGATATTCGTTTGCTTCACGGAATAGCCAGGCCCACAGTATCGGCGAACTAGGTGGTGCTGTAAGAATGCGGCTATGGGAGTTTAATTTTCCATTCGTTGACGTACCGCCAACATGTCGGGCAAAATTTGCTACTGGAAAAGGGAATGCCGGTAAAACTGAAGTCATATCGTCTATTTCCGCAAAAACAGGACTCATGTTTGAGGGCGCTGGAGCGGACGATGAATGCGATGCGTGGATTCTTGAGCAAATGGGTTTGACTTACGTCGGAGAGTCAACACAGCATTGGACAAAAGAGCAGATTAGTGCTCTGGAGAAAGTAGACTGGACAGCAATTGACAAGATACGAGAGGGAAAATGAGAACAACTCCAATTAGCCAAGTAGACATTGAGCAAGAGCTTTTGCGCTTGATGGACTCACTAGAAAATGAGACGGAGCAGTTTGAATCGCTATCAATGGACATGGCGAAAAAAGAAGCTCTTTATAAGTCTAATTGGGCTAAAGAGTACCTTTCTGCCAAAGGCTCAATCAAGGAGCGCGAAGCATGGGCAGATTACAAACTTGACCAAGAACTGTTTGAATACAAATGCGCGGAAGCTTTAGTCAAGGCCAAGAGAGAAAAACTGCTCTCTGTGCGTTCGTCAATGGACGCAATACGAACATTGAATGCAAACGTAAGAACTCAGGTCTGACATGACGCATGGCATACACGAATCCCTAATTCAGCTTGCTGTAGATATCGACTCCCTTTCCCCGCTCGACGGAAATCCTCGGCGTGGGGACGTAGACGCAATCATGGCCTCGTACAAAGAGTTTGGCCAAATTAAACCAATTGTGGTTAGGCCGAACTCTGACGGAACAGCAACGGTAATAGCTGGCAACCATCAGCTTGAAGCGGCAAAAAGGCTTGGGTGGGACAAAATTGCTGTCGTAAAATACGACGTTGACGACCAGCGAGCAATTGCTTTTGCATTAACAGATAACAGAACAATGGAGCTTGGGTATACCGAGCCAGAACTCTTAAACGATGTAATCATCGAGTTGGCTGACTTCTATCCAGAGCTGATGGATGGATTGGGGTGGGATGAGTTTTCTGCTGCAGAAATAGAGCAAAAGA